GTTGATATAGGATGATGTTACCCACAGCAAAGCTATCATAGGCCACTGCCACATTATCCAACCGCTGTTGTATGTACCAACGATGCCACCAATACAGCCGATAGCTGCTATTATATGTAGTATGTTATTTACCTTCATATTTACTTTGTTTGTTTATGTTAATATACGAATAATTTTTCACTTTACCAAATTAGTTTTCGCTGAATATACCATTCCGTTCAGCCCACTGTCTAATGGTATCGTCAACACCGTAGTTAGCCTCACTAACAATTTGGTCCTTATCTATATCAATACTTTCCACACTTGCTCTGCCGCCGGATATGCTCATTTCAATAGAGTCCTCGTCTATAATATCGGAGTCATTCATATCGTTAATGTTGGAGTCAATACGAGCCTCAATTTTTTCAACTAAGTCATCCATCACGTCACGTGTTACTACACCCGTACCATCACCGGCTACTTCCGCTTCGTTAGCCGTTTCTAATATATCCTGCAATATCATAGCCACTTGCTCAAAGGTATAGATGCGGGCACCATATGTATTAGATGCACGGCCGTTTACATTTTCTAATGCTAATTCAATAGCTTCTTTTACTTTACTCATTTTGTTTTATTTATTGGTTAATGATTACTTTGTGTATGTCCAGCCGGTCACCGATGATTTGTTAGGACCGGCACTCCACTTATCGAGCTTAATACGATAAACATCTTTTGATGCCGAGCAACTTTGTAGTGCTACGGCGATTAGTATTAGTGTAACAATTCGTTTCATAGGTTATTGTTTATCCGTTTGTAATTCAATATGGAGTGCGTTAGCTTGCTCCTTTAATTGGTCTGCCCAGCCTTTCACTTTGGCTGCTTTGTGTGGTGCATCGGTATGTACGTTATACCACATTTCGTGCTCAAGTTCGCTGATTAATTCATTCAGTTGTTCAAGTTGTTGCTCTTTACTCATATAGATTGTTTTGTTTTGTTTAGGGTTTGAAATTTGATTACTTCCTTAGCTATCCATTCCATAATCTGGTCCGCATGATATACGGATGTCATTTCGTTTAGTGTGGTGCGTATACTGTTATACCATTTGACGTGGTCCGTTTCAGCCCAGTCAGCCAACACTATTCGGTCCGGATCGTTCCAGTCACGTGCTTTCACTTCAACTACCTGATAGTTAGGGTCTTCATCATGCACTCTGGCTTCAATAATTCCACCAACGGCGTACTCACCGATTTTCCATTGTTTTACTTTACTGCTCATATATAATTGGTTTAATTGGTTACGTAATAAAAAAGGCCAGCGTAGACACTACCGGCCGTATTAACTAAAAAATAATAAATGAATAAAAAACCACGCTTACGCGTCAATATCTTCAATAGAACGCTTGTCACATCGTTCTGGCAATTCAGTATCTAATTCAGGAAGGTCCTGCGCCGCTTTCAATTCAGTAGTCTCTTTCACTACGTGTCCCATACCAAACGAATAACCCTTACCAGATAGGGCTTTCTCAACTACAACGCCTAACTGGCATTGTTCAACGAATCTTTGTGCATGCGCTTCGGTAACGAATACACGCGGTTTATCCAATCCCTTACCGGTTACTTCATATAAGTCATATGCCGCTTTCACTCCATCTAACGTCAATTCCTTTTGGACCGGTACTATCTTATAACCACGAGGTGCTTTCACTTTCGTTACTTTAACCGCCTTAGGTTTAGCGGTTGCCTTAGCTTTCGGTTTAGCCGTAGCCTTCGCTTTGGTTGCTTTCTTTGTAGTAGCCTTTGGTTTCTTTGTGGTCTTCACTCCATTGATTGCTTTATCAAATGCTGGTGAGAATTTCACTTCAACTTCTTTAATCATTTTAGCTTTAGCCATAGTAGTATATTTTTGTTTTGAATGTTTTATTAATGTTTGTTATTATCCCCAGCGTTGTACAGCGTTAGTCTCCGCCTCCATTAACCGGTCCAATTCCTTACAACGTCTATCTAATTCGTCAGATAGTTTGGCCCATAGTTTGTTAGCTACTTTCTTATTCACCATACTGCCGGTCTTTGTAGCAGTGCCAACACAGTAGATTAGTTCGTTCAATTCTAGTATAGTCAAATTCATATAGTATAAGTTTTAATTAGTGTCCGAAAATGATTGATATTGTCCAGGCCATAACCCAAGCGAATGTTAATACCATACCGGCTACAATGCCGGCAACTGTCAATGTAATGATTTTATCTTTTGTTTTCATTTTGAATGATTTTAATGATTAAGCAATTTCCTCATAGATACCAAGTACTTCAGCGATGCCTAGTCCAACGCCGGCACCGATGTAGTTACCATAACATAGTACGGCACAGGCTCCGATACGAATGATTGATTTGATTAAACTGATTTGGAAGTGCTTTTTAGCGGTGCTCCCTTTTTCCTGAAATTTCATATTATATAGTTTTAGTTAATTGATTAATTTGATTAGTCCACATGCGCTTCGTGTATTGGTATAAACTTCATACTGGTTGCTACATCACATTCCAATAGGCGAAACGTATGTTCACCAAATGCTTTAGTAAAGATATCTTTGATTACATCCTTTCTTATCATGCCATCAACAGTCCAAGTATGGTACTTAAAGGAGTCAGATAGGACCTCCGATAATTCAGGGTGGCCGTAGATAGTTAGCCAGTTACATACTTCATTCAAATTCATTCTTACGTCGGCGTAGCCGTTGTTTTCGTTATACATATTTTATAGTTTTAGTTATTGATTAGTGAGTTGAGTTTAATTCGTATCTAAATTCTTTAAGTAGTTTCACTTCTAATTGGTGAGCTGCTTTCTTACCACGTACTACATCCAATACAAACACATCGTAAACATCCGTACCATACTCACGCATATCGGTATATAGTTTCCAACCTTTGTTTTCTCTACGTGCTCTACTACAATGTTTTTGGAAACGTAATACAGCGGAATAGTTGAAACGTCTCCCGATAGCTGCTGTAATACCTAAATAACTAGCACCTGTAATAGTATTAACTAATTCGTATATTACGTGGTTTCTATCAGTTCGTTTCTTTCTATTTGTTGTTGTAGCCATTGTATTGTATTGTGTTTATATTGTTATAAATTGTGGTGTCCGATTCCATTATCTACCTTTGTAGAAGTCGTACATTTGGTCCGATGTCATTGGATGATTTGTAGTGTAGTTCTTAACCCAAGCGGTAGCATCTTTTTTAAGTGTGAAATACTTTATAAACTTACGCGGACCAGATACTTTGTAAACGAAATATGTAGCCGGATTGAAGTCGTTATCTACAAGTCTTAAAACCCTTCTTACTTTACTGATTTTGAAATTCTTATTCATATTGATTATTTTATAGTTAGTTGATTAGTGGTGAAAAATGAAAATTGGTACCTGATTAAGAAAGTACCAATTCAATAGCCTTAGCTGATAACCCGATAGCCTTCAATTCACGTTTAGCTTCAGATAAAAACTTTTTAGGGATTCTACCGTAGCTCATAGGATATGAAGCGATAATTTCGTTGATACGGGTAGATTCCTTTTTCAACACAGCGAAGAAAGCCATCGCCTTTTTCATATCACCGTTGTGTCTACAAGCTACTTTGTGTTTACGCCCCATAAAGTCCGTAAACTCCACTACTGTATTGGGTTTCACAGCGTTACTCATTTTAGAAGCGGCGAACGTAAGATACACAGGTCTTTCGTTGTTGTTGTGGTTTTTGTAGTTACCGTTAAATTCTCTAGTCATGTTCGTATTCATATTAAGTTTTTTTTGTATGTGAGGGGGTCTCTCTCAACCCGATACATAAAGATACAAAATACCGGGGTACTGGCCAAATTTTATAGAAAGATTTATTATTGATTATCAACGAGTTAGGCGATCGGCAATTTTTATAATATGTAAGCCGCTGGTACTCAATAAACTTTTTTCTCTATGATGGTCAACGAGTTATGTATCAGGGATCCGGATATGTATAACGTGTTGATTTTCAGTGCCATTTTTTCTATTTAACATAATATCCATTATAGGAAAAAACCCCACAATGCTATATGTAATCGCCTGATAATCAACGAGTTCCCTACTTAACATAATATATTTTATAAGAAAACCGTAACGTGTTGTGCCTCAATCGGTTATATATTAGAAAATTTCTAAATAACTTGGTGTTGACACGGAGTCATATTAGAAATTATTTAATGTGACCCAACGGTGAATTAGAAATTTTCAAAGTGAAAGCGGGCAACTCAATAGGC